GCGGCACAATGGGCAGGCGTGCGGACCTCGGGGTTCGCCGTGTTCGCACTCGGTTGGTGGTTCACAACTGATGTGTTTGGTTTCTCCGATTTCGACCCATACGGGGTCGATGGAATTTTTGCAGACGGTGCAAAGCGTTGCGCTGTTGTGTTTGCGCATGATGCTCCTCCCTACTGTGGTCTACAAGTTCGACAGAAGATTGAGCCGTCGCTTCCGCGCTCGAAAATGTCGTGGTCGGTGTTGATGGGTTCCCAACACAGTCGGCACGCGGATTCGTTTGGTTTGATGTATTCGACTTTGAGGGTCTCGATGAATCGGTGTTCGCAGTAGCCGGACAGCGCGTTCAGTGCTGCGCGGGCGTCGGGGTATTCCAGCACGGTGCTGATTGGTTCTTTGCTGGTTCGGTGGTACGTGTCGATGGTGACCTTGATCATGCCTCTCCCTTCAATGCTCATACCTTACCCGGAGTTTAGCACACCGGGGTTAGGCACCGGGGGGTATGGTAGAATTGTCCGAAACCTAAGGGAGAGAGGGGCGACATGAGTGGACCGATCATCATTCACAGCGACGACTACGCCAACTGGGTATTCGACGAGCACCACCCCACACAAGGTCGCCGCTTCATCAACGGCTACAACGCCGTCCTAATGAACATCGACTACAACAGCGTGTGGGATCGCAGCAACGTCTACGTGCAAAAACCACGTCCCGCATCAATCGCCGAACTGCGACTCGCACACTCCGAGGCCTACATCAACCAAGTCATCGGAGGGCACGAGTGCGGCGAATGGGCAGACGAACGCCCTGACCTCGCACGACTAGCACAGTTCTTCGTGGGCGGCACCATCATGGCCGTGCATGAACTGTTGGACGGCAAAACCAACCTCGCAATTCACCTACCCGGGGCTAAGCATCATGCGATGCGTGATTACTCAAGCGGATTCTGCGTGTTTGCGGACTTCGCCATCGCAGCACGAATTGCACGAGAAAACGGTGAACGTGTAGCCATTCTTGATATCGACGCCCACCACGGCGACGGCACCGAGACTCTCCTACTCGACTCACAGGAAATACTCACCTACAGCGTGCATCAGTGGGGCATCTTCCCCGGCACGGGACTGCATGACATTCCCGAGTCGCAGGCCTACAACACGCCGCTGCCAGCGGAGGCCGGGAACCACGAATTGATGATGGCCGTCAAACGGTTCATCACGTTATGTGATGAATTCCAACCAAGCATTGTGTTTATCGCTGCTGGGGCTGATGGGGCGTGGTTCGACCCGTTGTCCGAACTGCGTTACACGGTGGATGGCATGGCGTCATCGGTGCGGCAAGTCCGAGAGCAATACCCGTGGATGCCGATCCTGATGGGCGGCGCTGGCGGCTATCTGCCTGATGGTGGAACGCCGCTCGCTTGGGGCGCTATGGCCGGTGCGTTGATCTAAACCTGTTGGAATTCTTCGCCACGTGTCGTCGTGGACGCAACCCGTGTTGCGGCGACACTGGCGGAGTTTCCGACGAGCCCAATCCTGCCGATCACGTTGTCCTGATCGGTGACCGTCGTGACGATCATGGGCCGGTAACGGCCATCGGTGGTTTTCACGGTCATTGATGTGTATTGGCGGATCAGTTTCATTGGTTTCTCCACACTCCACCGGCTGATGCGAGCACATCGAACTGAACAGAATCAACGCCAGTGATGCTGTTATTGACTTGCAGGTCGTTGACGGTGGCTTGAGTCTCGACGACAAGGCTGCGGGCCTGCGCCTCAGTTTCCACCTCAAGGCCACCGACGATCACTTCGCCTTGACTCAGCCGATTCGTCATAAGAGGGGTGAAACTTCCGGGTCTTGTCCGCCCTCTTTACCGCTCACCTTCATTTCATGGAATCGGCTGGTTGCACCATTGATAGTGACATTTTCAGAAAATTGCACGAATACTCGGTTTCTATCTGTGGGGCGATACCCAACAATGCGAGCCTTTGACTTGGGAGGTAAACCGGCTGAGGGTGCGACGGTTACCACATCGGCACCCATTCGTCTGACGACATCGTTGCTCTGTAAGGCTTGTGTCACCGTGATCTTTTCGCCGCCATTTCTTGCGGAGGCAGCGACAATCGCGTTTGCCGTACCCGAATTGAGCATACCCTTCTTTGGGGCCTTCAATGGTTTTCCGGCGCTTGCCGCATTGGCTTCGCCTGCGTTTTCATTGCTGCTGCCTTTGCTATCGCCTTTAGCGCCACCACCACCACGGCCCCTACCGTGTGAAGATTGATCATGGCTAGCGTGCTTTCGCACTTCTGACTCAACGATCGCTTTGGCCGTGCCCGTCAAACCCAAAATGCCTTTTTCCATCACTGCGACTTCGATTTCTTGCCACACAGCATCAGGCACATTTGAATTCTTGCGGATTTGCTGTAGAACGAGCATATCAGCCATTTTCATCAGTCAATCCCTTTCTTCTCGCCTGCGCTTGATTCTACGTCTATTTTCACGCGAGTCCGCTAAAATTTGTGCTACTAAATTCATTGATTTTCCCGAATGAAATGGGCGGCACCGTCGGCAGTTCCCTGCCCGGAGGGTCATACAAGGCCAGTAGCACCGCCTCGGCTCGGTCAGGGGAGGAGACGCCGCGCCGCTTCATATCGGCCTTCGTTTCGATTTGGATGCGACCCGATGAATCTGATTTGAACGTTGGACCCGCCAACTGAGACATGATCTTGCGATCCGATGGCAGGCGGACATCCTGCTGACCGTCGGTTTTCGGTTGCAGCAGTTGGCGTCCGTTCCACCACAGTTCCGCCCTGATGTTGCGGAACTTCTCGGGGTCTTTGGCGCGTTCGGCGACGTTGACTGGGACGATGCGGGCATGGTGCCGTTTCTCGTCGCCCCATTTTTGCAGCAGCGACACAACGCCCCAACCGACTCCGATGGTGTCGATTTTGACTTTGACTTGTTGTGTGATGCCCCGCTCGGTGTGGATGGCTTCGGCGGCGTTGATGTGGTCGAGGCATATCTTGGCTACGTCTACGGCATTTTCGTTGGTTTTGCCGCTTGACCGGTGTAGTACCGATGCTACATAGCCGTCGGCTTGAGCGATGACGAATTCGTCTCCGCCGTCTGCGGCGATGTCGATGCCTAGCCTGATGTGCTCGCCGGGGATCGGGTTGTCGTTGTCGATTGCTTTCTCACACCAGTTGAAGGGGATGACTTTGTTGGCGGTGGAGCGGGGGAACCTTGCCCATACGCGGGCTTCAACGAATGGGGAATCCTCACCGAATTCGGAGACGACTTCATCGACCCATCGTTGATCTACGAGGTGCTTGGTGATGAGGTGCTCGGGGACTTGCGGTGGACACGTTTTGCAGAGCCCGACTTTCTCCCCGGTGTAGTTGGGGGTGTCGTAGGCGCTGATACTGATGGAGTTGTAGAGCGGGCTTGTGTAGCAGCGCTCGAACCATGAATCCTCTTGATCTGTGGGCGGGTTGCCGAGGAGCAGCAGGCGGGTGTTGCCACCGGTCATCAATGCCTCTAATGCTTGGCCCACGACTTCACCGATGCCACCGGCTTCGTCCACCACTATGAGGAGGTTGGGGGCGTGAATACCCTGTGTGGCCGCCTCGTCGTAAGGGCTTGGGGAGAAACCGTAGGCCACGATGTCGCCGTTGATTTTCCACGTCTGCGTGAGGACTTCTCCGGGTAGTTTGGCGATGAAAGCGCAGCGGCGGATATGCGGCCAAATGATGTTTCTGACCTGCCGGTGGGTTGGGGCGATTGTGATGGCGAGGGCTGTGCCGGGGGCGTGAGCGGCGATCCACCATGCGACGATGCGGGCCGAAAGGTGTGACTTTCCGGGGGCGTGGCAGGCCGCGACGGCGGTGCGCTGATTCTCCACAACCGAATGGGCGATTTCGATTTGCTTGGACCACAGGGTTTCGCCTAGCCCGTTTCGGATGAATTCGACTGGGTTGCCGTCGTATCTGGCCCACGGGTTGTCGAGTTCGGCCTCTAGCAGCAGGTCGAGGTGCGCTCGCTCATCGGGGGTGAGGTCGGTGATGATGGCGAGGCGTTCCTGCGGAGTGGCCTCAATGAATCGGTCAACAAGTCTCAATCGTCCTCGTCCTCACGGAAATTCATTTTGTAATGAATCCAAAACCGTAACGGGCCAATAGCGTTGATGAGCAGGAATAAGCCAACGGCGATGACGGCAGCGGCCAACGCCCACTCGATCATGCCGACTCGCGTTTTTCGAGAATCCTTGACACTTTGCGCTCCAATTCCTCGGTAGAGACGCTGATGCGGAGAGGGCCACCCTCGGGTCCGCTGATTTCGGATTTGTCTACACGCTGGTAACGCTTACCCCGGGTTCGTTCCAGTATCCATGCTGCTGCCTGCCATGTGCCGTCGTGTGCTGCGCGTTGGATGATTGCCATGTTGCGGGCCTCGGCGATGGCGAACGCTTTTTCCGATTCTTCAAGAAACTCAAGATACTTTTGCTCTTTGGGGTCGGGTTCGGCGTCCGGGTTCACTTGGAGGCGTTCCCGTTCTGTGGTTCCTCGTGCTATCCAGTTGTAGAGGGTTTGGTGGCTGATTCCTGCGGCTTTGGTGGCGGTGTCGATGTAGTTGCCTGCGGCGATGAGGTCAAGGATGGTTTGTTGTCGTTCGGCGGTGAGTAGGGTTGGGCGTCCTCCGGGGTGTGGTTTCCGCTCGGTTTCCATAATGCGGGTAGTGTACCCCCCGTGGCATTATTCAAGACGATGAGTGGTGCTGACCCTTTCACTGTTCGGCCTCGTGAGTGGACGATTGTGCCGTTTGATGGGCGGAAGGTGTTTGATTTCCCGGTTGTGGGTTGGTCGTTGGTGGAGACGATTTTGCAGATTCGGTATCCGTTGGTGGGGTGTCCGTCTACGTTTCGGGGGCGGTTTGTGCGACATCCGGGGACGGCGAAGGACGATGAGACTGGGCACAATGACGTGAATCCGATCAAGGGGTTGACTCGGCATCATCATTGGGAGCATTTTTTGAAGAATTCGTCGGGGTTGCGGGTGGCGTTTCGGGTGTGGCATGACGGGTCGAAGCCGGTGGTGGTGGATGGCCGTCAGTTCAAGTTTGTGGGGTTTGCGTCATCGGATCAGGGTGATGGCTAGGCGGGTAGCGATGCTGTCGAGGGTTTGGGTTTCTGCCCACCTGTTGTAGTCGTCGGTTGGTGTTTTCCATGAGTGTTGCCCGATTCGCATGGATGTTTGGCCTGTTGGTTTGGGGCCGGGTTTGCCGGGGCCTCCGTTGAGTATGTCGTTGACATCTTCGATTGTGTAGCCGGTGCCTTGGTAGTCGTGGATTGATGTGAGGAGGGTTTTGAGGGCGTCGGTGTTGTAGGTGGCGAGGTCTGCGGTTCGGTTGTCGATGAGGAGGATGCGGGTTTCTTCTTCTTCGTCTACGTCGATCCAGTGGACGGCGATGTGTGTCCATGCGAGTTGTTTGGCGGCTAGGTAGGTGTGGTTGCCTTTGATGATGTGGCCGGTTCTTCGGTTGACGGTGATGGGCCGGTATTGGCCGTTGGTTTGCAGTGATTCGGTGATGGTGCCGATGTCGCCTTGGCGTGGATTGTTGTTGTTGGCGGTGAGTGTGTGTATGGGGATTGTTTCGGTGGTTTGGTGGATGTTGGCGGGGGGTGTTGGTTTGGGGGTGGTGTGGGGTAGGCCGAGGCGGTTTTTGAGTTCGGTGATGACGGCGTGTTTTTTGGTGGTGCGGTAGCCCTGCGCGTCGAGCCATGTTTCGTAGTGTTCGGTGCTGATTTCGGCGGTGAATTGTGGGCCGAGTCGTAGTGGGGTGGTGGGGTTGAGGGTTTCTTGGTTTGGTGGTGGGGGTAGGTCTGGTTCGGTTTGTGTGCCGTTGATGATGTTGTTGAGTTCGGTGAGGTCGGCTTTGCCGAATCCTGTGTCGTCGAGGTTGGGGAGGGTGTCGAGGATTTCTAGGAGGGCGGGTTCGTTGTAGGTGGCGAGGTCTGCGGTTCGGTTGTCGGCGAGGAGGATGCGGCGGGCTTGCTGGTCGGTTGTGTTGATTTGGACTGTGGCGATGGTGGTCCAGCCGAGTTTGCGGGCGGCTTTGACGACGTGGTGTCCGGCGAGGATTGTGTTGTCTTGGTTGATGACGACTGGTTGGTATTGGCCGTGTTTCGCAAGTGATTGTGCGATGAGGTCTACGTTGCCGTGTCTGGCGTTGTCGGGGTGTGGGGTGAGTTGGTTGATGGGGGTGAGTGTTGGGTTGGTGATGGCGATCATGGCTGCTCCGGGTTTTGGATGGTGATGAGGTGGTTCCAGTCGAGGTAGATGACTGGTTCTTGGTCGGTGGTGAGGTTGCGGAAGTTGCGGCGGCGTGGTGGTGGTTGCGCGGAATATGTGTTGGTTTCGGGTACTTCTAGGTAGAGGATGTGGCCGTGGCCGTTTTCAAAAGCGAATACGAGGTATGTGGGGACGCTGGTTTTGCGTTGCAGGTCGCATAGGTCGGTGAGTTTGCGGTATTTGATGATGAGTCCGCCGTAGCCTTGCACTGTTTGGAGGGATTCTTTGCGGACTTTCATTTCGATGAAGCAGATCATTTTGTCGTCTCGGCAGAGCATGAAGTCAACGATGGCGAATTTGGGGTAGCGGTAGACAACGGTGTCGGGTTTGCGTAGCCGGTTGATGGTGTAAATTTCGGCGGCTTTGTCTTTGTCGGTTTCTAGGATGATGTTCATTCGGGTTCCTTTTTGCATTGTTCGCAGAGGATTTGCCAGCCGTTGTGGGCTGTTGCTGGTTGGTTTCCGCAGTGTTGGCAGGTCACTGCTACATCGTCGTCAAACAGATTCTTACTCCCGTTTGGTCGTTGTACGTTTTTGTGGCTTTGAGTTCGCAGACTTGTGAGTCGTCGTTCCAGATGTTGTGTGATGCGGTGATGGAGTCGAGCACTGAGCGGACGAGTTTGTCGAGGTCGGGTCGGGTTGCTGGTAGTGGGTAGCGTGGTTTGTTCGGTCTGCGTAGCCGGAATTCAAGGGTGATGCTGACTGGTTTGAGGGTGCGTTCCCAGTGTTGGTTTTGTGCGGCGAACGCGGCTTGCAGGGTGACGGTGTTGCGCCAGTCTTTCAATGGTTGCCCGGCTTGTTCGACTAACGCGATTTTGCCGTGTTTGGTGAGGAATCCGCGTTTTGAGCCTTGTGGTTTCGGTTCTCCGAGCACGGTGATGTCAAGGATCATTGACTGCGTACGCGGTCGAATTCGGCTGCCTCTCGCTGTTTGCGGTCTTTGATGGCTTGTTGCAGGATTTTGTAAATCGTTTGCTCGGTGACGTTCATAGCGTCGGCGATGTCGCGGTAGCGGACCCGCATTTTGCGGAGTTGGATGACGGCTCGTTGCCGCTGTTCGGCGATTTCCCTGATGGCGGTCTCGTGGTTGCGGATCAGTTGCGTCATGTGGCGGACCTCTTGCAACTGGTCAAAAGCGGGGTCGTCAACGGCGATCATGGGTTCCTTTCAATCGGGGTTAGGTAAATCTTAGTGGGTGGTTTGGTACTCGGGTTTGGGCAGTTCGCCGCAGGGCATGTTGATGGGCAGTTTGTCGTGGCCGATCAGCAGATACCAGTTTCCGTGAAGGTCACAAAATGGTGTCAGGTGGGGGAAACTGCCGGTGCGTAGCAGCCAGCCGAAGTTGTAACTGTCGGCGCGGTGGGATTCGATCCACCCGTGGCAGCCGGTGGTGCCTGATCCGCACAGTAGTAGTAGGTTTTCGGGTTCGTTGAGCCATGCCATGCGTGAGCCGCCCATTTGCCGTGGTTTACGGTGGTGGATGTTGTCGGCGTTGGTGGTTCGGCATAGTTCGCAGCGGGATTGTGCCCGGATGTCTACGATTTTGCGGATTGCTGGTAGCACGTTAGGCATGTGGGGTTCCTAGCAGTTTGCTGAGTTCGTGCTTGACGTTGGGGGGCATTGGCACTGCGACTGCTGACGCGGCGGCAATTTGCTTGCGGGTGAGGTCGCTGCGGAACAGTTCACCGTTGCGGCGTTTTTCGACCCGCCATAGTTGGTTGAGGTGGGCGGGCATGAGGCAGTCGGTGAAGTTGCGGTAGTGGTCATTGACGAGGCGTTGACCGGCCTCGGGGGGCATGTCGGGGTCCAGTGTTGCTGACCATGCTTGGGCTCGCAGTCGTGAGTCCTCCTCGGTTGGTGGGCGTAGGCGGGCGTCGAATGTGGCGGCGACGGCGAGAATTGTTGCGGCTTGTGCGGGTGTCATGCTTCCTCCAACTGTTGTGCGGCCTGTAGGTACATGAGGGTTCCTGAGGATCGTTTGGGGTTTGCTCGGTGTTCGTCGTGCCAGCGTTCGTGTTTGAGCCATGTGGTCGGGTGTGCGGTGTAGAAGTCCTCGCGGTCGGGGGCGTCACGGTAGGCCTGCGCTCCGGCGATGATGGCGGCGGGGTCGTGGCCGCGTCGGATGAGTCGCTGCCAGAGGTCGCGGGCTGCGGCTTTGGCGACTTTGCGGGGGTAGGCGTTCCAGAAGTCATCGAACGTTTGATCAATAATGGATGGTTCTTTTATGGATGGTTCTATGGATGGTTTGGGTGACATGGGTGTCACCCCGTGCATGTCGTGGGTGTCACCCCGTGGGCTGGTTGTGTCACCCCGTTCACTGGTGCGGGGTGTCGTGGATGTCACCCCGTTCAGGTTTACGGTGTACCGGTTGGGTCGCCTGTCGTCGCGCATGTCCTTGGTGCCACCGGCCTGCAATTCGATCCTGATGAGCCCTTGATCTTGAAGTTCTCGCAGGATTCGTTTGACTTGCCGGTCGGATAGGCTTGCCTTGCGTGCGATGGTGGAGACGGACGGCCACGAGTTCGTTCCGTCGTCGCTTGCGTGGTCGGCGATGATTAGCAGGACCATTTTTTCGCTCGTGGACAGGTCGGTTTCCCATACCGCTGACATGACTCGGACACTCATGGATTCTCCTAACTCCGGGGCGGACATCGTACGTCACGCCCCGGATAGCCTCAGACAGCCCAAAAACGGCCCTCTCAGGCGTTTTCGGGGTCCGGCAGTAGGTCGGCTACCGCTTTGACCGCCAAGCGGCTCTGAGCCTCGTTATAGGCGGGGATCAACTCATCCCGGTCATGCTTGCTCAACTGCGCGTTCCTCAGGTCAGCGGCGATGCTTTCCAATTCCTGCAACGTGGCAGCAACAGCGATGCGATCCTTCCAGCCCTGAACCTGAGCGGAGGTCTCGTGAGCCGACAGCATCTCAGCGACCACCGCCTCAGTTGACCCATCGTTGTAGAGACTCAACCCGAACTGGTCCCCAAGGTTGACGCACGCCCGCTTGAAGGCTTGCGACTGAGCGGTTTTCAAGGCCTGATCGTGAGCGTTGGCGCGGCTCGGATAGTTGACAGCAGCACCGGTCGCCCATTCGGCGTACTCCTCACCGTTGACCGTGACCAAGCAGCGTGCCCGATAGCAGACATCGTGCAAAGTCACCTTTCGGCCCTTGCGTTCCTCGTCGTGAGCCGTGTCGTACACCAAGTCCATTGCATCCACGTCAGCGGACCACTGTCCTACCCCGAAGATGGCGTTCATGGTGCGACGCACATCCCAAGCCTCAATGTAGGAGAATCCGTTGTTGTCCTTTTTCACCCGCTGCGGGTCCAAAGGACGCAGCAGGATGTCGCGGGTTTCGTCCTTCACTTGATAACCTCAATCTTGTAGTTGATCGACGCCGGTTCCACATGCACGCCGGGCACAATCTCACCCTCATAGACGCACACAGCACCGAGCGTGTCGGTGAGTTCAATGGATGCCACATCGTTCAGCAGTGACACCAGCGGCTTGCGCACCGTTTCATACAACGTCACATCGGGATGCGTGTCAGCCCAAGCAAGGAACTCATTCTTGTCGTGGATGACGAACTTGGCTGCCGCCTGCCGTGACTTGATCACACCGTAAGGCGTGTCAATGGTTT